CCGAGATTGACCGCTTGATTACTCGCTGTTGCTGCCTTCACCGGCAAACTGCCCCCGGTCGTCGCCACCAGTTCAAACGCCGTGGCTGCAGCGTTCAAGCGCAGAATCGCGCCGTAGCCTGCCGCCAGTTCGCCGCCTTGCATGGCGGTTGCCGCAGGCCCGTAGATCGGGAGCGCCGACAGCCCGTTGACAGAGAGCGTCGAAGCGCCGGTGTTCGTGGCCTTGATGCTTTCGAGCGAAACGATCATGCCCGGCGTGTAGGCGGTGATCGCGGGTTGCAGGTTCATCGCGTAGGCGTTGGCGCTCCCCGCGTCTGGGGCGGTGATGGATGACGCGGTTTGCATCATCGTCAGCAAGTTGCTGATGATCGGCGCACCCGCCACTGGCGTGATGTTGGATGAAGTCACCGAGGTTTGCCCGTAGGCCACCGTCACCACGGCCAGCGCCGTGTAGCCCGCGTCAACCGCTGGCGTTGTTTGCGTGCCTGTGGTCGCGGCTGCACCAGCCTTGACCTGCACCACGCACAAACCCTGGCGCTGTGTCGCCTGCGCGCCTCCGCTGTTGTTCTGTCCGCTCAGCGGCTGTGACGGATTCGCAGAGTTGAAATAGGGCAGAACAACCGGGTTGGTGTCGCTGTCCTGATACGCCGCTTCGATCAGGTAATTGATCGAGTAACCCGAGGTTGTGGGCGCTGGTGTGCTCAGCGTGATCGGCTGCATCAGCAGCCCCTGCTTGACGATGCTGTCCGACGTGTCTGCAGGCAGCACGCCATAAGCGGTCGCGTCAACGGGCTGGAAGCTGTAAATCTGCCCCGAGCCGGCCTGCACGGCCAAAGACGCCGGGGATGTGGGCGAAACCGCCAGCCCTTCGATGATGGTACTTGCGCCCAGCATGGCCTTGGCGAGCTTGCCCAGCCCGATCATGGTGGCGCGGCTCGCAAACAGGAAGTCCGTGCTGCGGCCCTGCTCTTGCGTGTAAACGATGGGACGATCCATTGTGGCTCCAGAAACGAAAAAGCCGCCCGAAGGCGGCCAGAGGAAAATCGAAATGTCAGGGTGTGACCGGCCCGTCGGCAATGCGTAGCCAGACCACCGTCCCAAGCGCCCGCGTGCTTTCCACCGCAGCGATGATTGCCGCATCCGTGGTGCTGGTCGGTGTGCCGTCGCTCCACGCGCCATAGGCGTCGAAAAAAATGCGCGCATCCCATTCGCCCAGGTCAATCGCGCCGCCTGTGGGCCGGTAGGCTGTGACGAACGACTGATAGGGCAGCGGGTCGCCCCACATGCCGACAGGGGAGTCCCAGTAAAACAGACCATCCCATCCGCCTGAATCAGCGGTGTCGCTCGGCTCGAAAATCGTTGGCGTGCGGCCTGTCACCAGGGTGAGCACGGCGCTCATATCGGCGCGGCGCGGCCCTTTGACGAACAGGTTTGCCAGAATGCGCGTGCGGAATGCGCCGTCCGTCTCGTTCGGCAGGCGAGGCAGAACGCCAGCTCCAAAGAAGTCCTGGCTCACGATGTCCAGAAACGGGGCGGTTGCGGTTTGAATGCGCGCCTGCATGGCCGAATAGGTGATCTGGTTGTAGATGTTGGCTTGCGCCCATGCCGTGCCCGATTGGATCGCCTGCACGTTGGTGGCGTTGTCGCCAAACCAGCCGATGGGCAATCCCTGCTGCAATCGCTGCAGCATGTCCTGAGAGTCGCCCGTCATGTCAGTTCACCGTGACTGTGCCGGGGATGATGACCGTCTGCGGGTTGCCCGAGAGGTCTGCCGTGCCGCCGTTGAGTAAAAGCCCCGTGGCGTCGGCCACGCCCGGCACGCCCCAAATGACCGCGTAGAGCTGCGAGTAATTCAGGCCCGATCCCAATGCCGTCTGCGCGATGAAGTTCTGCAGGGCGGTCTGAACCGCTGGCGCGACTTGCGCATGGGTGTAGCCTGCCGCTGCCGTCACTGTGACCGAGACATTTGCGGCCAGCTGCGTTGCCGCATAGACGGCAAACGTGACGGACAAAGGCCGCACCGAATCGACCGCCGAATAGACGGCCTGCTGCGTCGTGGTGTTGTAGGGCGAGATGATGACGTAGAAAAAGCCCTCCTGCGTCTGCCCTGCAAGAGTCTGGTTCTCGACGATGGAGAACTGCACGCCGAGCTGCAGGGCCTCGATGGCTGCCGCAGCCGAGGCTTTGATGCCATCTTTCAGTCCGGCCAGAGCAAGCTGGAACCGCTGCAGCAGGGCCGCGTCGCTTTCGGCATTTTGGCCGTTGGTGAAGGGCTGCGAATTCGTGACCGTATCGACGCCGGACAGCGCCTGCGCAATCGTGGTGATCGTGTTCGCGTTGACATTCCCCGATGCGCCGGGTGTGACGGCTTGCACGGTGGCATTCGTGGAAGCGGTGCCCGCTGGAATGACATAGGCGTTCAGGCTCGCATTCCATGCCGCTTGCGTGGTGTCGGCAATGACGGTGAATTGCTGCGTGCCGTCCGATGTCTGCAGCAGGGTTCCGACCGGAATGACGGCTTGCGCCGTTGCGGTGTACCGCGAGAACGTCACGGTGCCGGTGGCGGCAATTGCGGGTTTGCGCGTCACGATGCCGAAGTCGGCCATCCAGGAATCCAGATCAGGCCCTTGCGACGTGCTGGCCCGCGTCTCGGCCAGAACATCGACGATCAGGCTTTGCAGCCACATGACCACGCCAGCATCAGCTTCTGCCAAGGCAAGCTCAGGACTGCCGAGATTGAACGGCAGAGGGGCCTTAGCTTGCGCAGCCGCCGCAATTTGCTGGACAACCTGCGCGAAGGTTAGAGTGTTCAGATTAGCCATTGGCGACGTTGAAGCTCAAGGTTTGCAACTGGCCGCTGGGCCGGTAGGTGTATTGGATGGTCACGCCCAGCAGATTCGGCTGCGCGGTGTTGAACGTGATTTTGGGCAGCGGGTTCGTGCCCACGTCGGGGTCGGTGAGAATCTGCCCTCGGAACTTCGCTTTTAGCGTGGCAAGGACGGCAGGCGATAGCGCTGCGCCAACGTACTTCCCGGCTCCGATCCCGTAGGCAGGATGCCACAGGTAGTCCTGCGCGCTGGTGAGTAGCACGCGCAGCAGCCGCTGCGACACGCGGTCGATGCCCGTTGCGATGGCCACATCGCCATTGGGCGCAAGCTGAATGTCGTTTCCGTACCAATGGGCGATGCTCATACCGTTGCGCTCGGGGTAGAGGTGTTGCCGCCGCCGGTCTGCACGCCGCCGTGCGTGTGGCCGTCATAGGCGCCGCGCAGGGACGCGACGGAGCCGTGCGCGCCGTTCTGGTCGCTGATGTTCTGGCTGGCTTGGATGTTGCCGTTTGTCTGCACGTTGCCGTTGATCGTGGTGTTTGCGTTGATGGTGCATCCCGCAGGCGCGTTGAGCGTCATGGCGGCATTCGCCGTCACCGTCACATTGCCGCCGTTGTCGAAGTGCAGGAGGCTGCCGCTCTGGTGTTGCAGCAGCATTTCGCCGCTTGGCACGGCCACGGGCGGCATGGCTGTTGAGAAAGCGAACAGCGCGGCAATGGGAACCTGCGAGCTGCCCTCTTGAAACAGGATCAGCACCTGCGTGCCAAGCTCCGGCGCGAAGAATGCGCCCCAGTTTGCGCCCACCCACGGCGAGAGCAGCGGCATGAATCCCGTTTCGACGCCTTCCGGTTCAATGACGGCCTTGATCGCGTAGCTGCCGGGGTCATAGGCCGAAACGGCGCCCATGCGGGCCGTGAACGTGCCTGCGGCCTGTGCGCCCATGCGCTGCATCATCTGATTGACCAGGTGATTCATCATGCCAGCACCGTCGAATTGGGCGAGTGGTTTTTCGCGTTGATGCTCATGGCAAAGCCGTTTTGCAAGTCCATCGTGCGCTGCACCTGAAAGGGATAAAACGGCTGGTCGAACACGCTGCCGGTGCCTTTGATGCGCACGATCTGGCCCTTGCTCGGCGCAATGTCACCCGGCATGTCAATCATCACGCGCAACTCCTGCTTGCTGATCTCGGTCAGCAGCGCATTGGCCTTGCCCTGCGCCTCGGCCACGGTCAAGCCTGGGAAAGTGTAGCTGAACACCTGCGCATCGCCGCCAATGGTCTGGCTCATACCGGGCCGCTTGCCTGCCAGCGCGGTTTTGACATTCGGCTGCGCTTTGGCTTGCACGGTGAACCCTTTGGCCTGCTTTGCATTCCAAGAACGCACCTGAACCACGATGCCCTTGGCAACGGTCAGATTGCGGGCGAACGCCAGGCGCACCACATCCGTCTGCGTGGGCTGTCCAGGAATCGGGGCCTGCACGATGTAATCATTGCTGCCGGGCTGTCCACCTGGGCCGAAAACCAGCGCGTCCATCTGCACATAGCACACCCAGCCGAGCTGCTGCGCCAGATAGGTGAGCAAGTCCCACTGCGTTTCGTTCGTGGTCAGGTGAACGTGATCCACGCTGTAGAAATGCCCGGCCTTAGTGTTCCCCGGCGTTGCAGTGATCTGCGCCTTCAGGCCGTTTTGCTGCGCCAGTTGCGCGGCAATCTGCGATGGCGTCAGGTTCTGCCACTTCTGCGGCGTTTTCTGGTCGATGAATCGGTGCGTCAGGTCGCGGCCTGACAGCGTGATGGTGTCGGCCAAAAGATCAATTGCAACCTGATCCACGTCGCCATAAATCATCGGCGTGAGTTCGTCAGGTGTCCAGTTCTGCGGGTCTGCGGGGAATCCCACCCTGACCTCGGCCTGCATGGAGGTGTACGCCGCCCACTGCGGCCATGCCTGCGCCAGCGGGTTGCTGCTGGCCGCCAGCACGATCTCGAATTCGTCGGCCAGGAACATCGGGTTCGTGGTCACGCTGCACGACACCGGAATCACCGGCTGGCCGCCCAGCATGACGCACCAGCGCGGCGAACGGACTGCGCTCATAAGCCGCCCTGCGCCACGGCTGGCGACGGGATTTGCAGCGTCATGGCCCCGGATGGCAGATTCGGATCAGACAACCCGTTGATCTTTGCAATCGCGGGCCACAGCGTCGCGTCCCCGTACTGCTGCGCGGCGATGCTCTGCAGATTGCCGCCGTTGACCGCCAGCATCTTGGCCGATGCGCCGGGTAGCCCTGCGGAAATGTTGGACTGCATGCGCCCCAGCACAGAACTCAGCGCATAGACCGGCTGCGCATTGGCAAAGCCCAGGTTTGCCGTGGTGAGCGACTGAATCGCCTGCGGGGTCGCACCTGCAAACACGCCTGATGTCAGCC